AATTTTATAATTTCATCTTCGTTTACTGTCCCTTTTTTAACATCATTAAGAACATCTAACCATTTATATATAGCCCAATAGTTATTGTATTCGCTATCTATCTTAAATGTAATGTTTAAAGAGGAGTAAGCAGGTCTAGCATGCGAGCTTATTTTAATACTCTGTGAACCATATGGTACGGTTTGCTCTGGGACACTTATTGCAGGAGTGACTGCACCAGCGATACTGATTTCAAAATTGTTGGGCATGACTCTATTATTATTACGAGTCTGATTATCAGTAATATTTTTTATACCTTCTGGTAAATTCAATACTAAGATGAATTTATCTTGTCTATTTTTATTAAGTGGTGCTTGATTCATACGCGCGTGTAACCTTCAGCTTCTAATAGATCCATATCACTAGGACCATCATTACCAAAAATATTTATGTCTTCAAAATGAACTGGGTGAGGGTTCCAATTATTATCTATATCTTGTAAATTATAATCTTGTAAAAAATTACTGAATTTTTGATCAACATAAGCCCCTAATTCAAGCTTAGCAGGCCGCTGATTACCATCGATCTCTAACACATTATAATAACGCTGAACTAAAGTGTTATCTAATATTAATAATGCCCATGTTAGAGCCATTACTCGATCATCAAACTCATAACCCGGTTGGGCAGCCCACGAACCATTAGGGTATCTAACAAAGTTTTTTAACTCTTCTATTGTTTTTTCTGATCTAAAACTAACACATTTAAGTTCATTAACCCAGTACCTCATATTAGTAATACCTTTATATTTTGTATTAGTATGAGCATATACTCCTAATCTATCATATTTTACTTGACCTACCTTAGGAGAATAATTAACAATATTTCTATAATTGTATTGATGAAATAAGTTATCTACTACCTGGCCTCCACAGTTATTTCGTTCTATTAATACAGGAGGCGTTCCCCAGTGATAACATATATCTCTTACTTTAGTAGTAAACTCAAAAGGGTTAATTTGATTACTAGCATATTCTGCAACTTGAGTTATGTTCTGTAAATCCGTAATATCTAGGACTTGAATCGCGCTAAAATTTTGTTGGACTCCTTCAGCAACATCTACCCCTATAGTATATAAATGTTCGTTATTTGGTTCATCCCATATACTATAACAACCATCATCAAACAAATGCTTAGGGTCTCTTGTCTCACTGGCGAGCTTAGTATAGAATACCTCATCAATAAAAGAGTCGCCCGTATCAAGAAACTTACATTCAAACTCTTGCGCAAAGGCTTCCTCACTACCTATCGATTGTATAGTATCCTTCTTCCATGCTTCGTCTCTTCCTGGTATTTCATCCCATAAAATCTTTTCAGCTCTCCAGTTACTCTTACCATTATCTGCATCTGTATACAGGTTATAAAATAAGTTATTACTACCATTAGGGGTTGAAGCGACAAAAATTTTAGATTTTTTAGAACTTGAAATAATCGGATAAACAGATTTCCAGAAACTATCAACTAAGTTGTTAGGAATGAACGCTAGCTCGTCTAGAATTAATACGTTACAAGAATCACCACGACCAGCATCTGAACTTGTAGTACTAATACCTATACTACTACCGTTAGCTAATTTCATTGATGTTTTACCGTACTCTAAAACCCCAGGTTTGAGATAGTTAGGTAATTTTTCATACGCGGTACGAACACGAGAGAATATATTAATAGCGGTTTGTTCTTTGTTAGCTACTATTAATATACGCTGGTCGTCTTGGAAGCATGCGATCCAAAGTGCGTAAATTGTCATCATTGTAGTTTTTCCAGTCTGTCTAGAAGCTAAACAAGCCACAAATCTATTGTCTCTCAAACTACGTAAAACTCTCTTTTGACATGCATAAAGTTCTATTTTAATTTTACCTCTATCTAGATTAACTATATAAAAGTAATTCTCTGCAAAATAAAGAATATTTTGTTTTGCTTTCTTAAGATTCTTTACCATTTCCGGAGTCCATTCAAACTCCATATTAGCATTAGGTAAATCTTTATTACCTAAATAGAACTTATCCTCTTTTTTTTGGCGCGGCATCAATAAATATTTACATGACCGGAAAAGATTTCGACACATTAAATGAAGCTTACAGAACTAAAGTAAGTGAAGGCTTGCCTGCACTAGCTATCCGCGCGCTAGCGCCCGTGGCAGCTAAGAAAGTAGGTCAAGAATTATCTAAACGTTTTAAGAAAGATGAAGAAGTAGAAGAAGGTAAACATGAAAAGCCTGACTATCTAGATGCTGATGGAGATGGTGATAAAAAAGAACCAATGAAGAAGGCTTTAAAAGATAAGAAGAAAAAACCTATTAACGCAGCCCATTGTAATGAGAAGGCTACTGATCAGCGACCTAAAGATGAAGTAAAGTCTGATGATATTGAAGAGGGTGGTTGTGAACAAGTACATGACGAATTACAAGAACCAGTTGATGGATCTGAAAAAGAAGAGAAAAAATCCAAAAAAACTGCGAAAGAGAGCATAAATAATTCTAACAAAGGTAATATTATGTCTGAAAATAAATCAACATTTGACGAGCTCTACGAGAGCGTAATGAGTGAAGACGAAGATTTTGAACTTGGTCTTCCGAACGATGACGAAACTGATGGGCTCGAGCTCGGAGATGACGAAGGTGGGGATGTAACAGTAACACTGTCACAAGCTCACGTTGATTGTCTCAAAGAGATTCTCGATCAAGTCGGCGGCGGTGACGAAGAAGGTGGAGAAGAAGATCCAGGTGATGAGCCAGATCCGCTCGAAGCTGGTTATCACGAAGACGCAGGGGTAACTGAAGAAGATACCAAACACACTAAAGACGGTTCTAAAGTGGGTCACGATCCATCAGACGGTGGTGGTAAAACGACTGAACCAGCTGGCGACAGTTTAGGTGGTAAATCATCAGGCGATGGTTCCCAACCAGTAACTGACGAAATCGACGGTGGTAAAGATACTGGCGAAGGTAAGAAGGTCGGTCACACTAAAGCAAAAGGCGTAGGTAAAGCCAAACTTGCTGTATAAGACAATAATTAAAACAACCTTTGAAAGAGCCCTCTGTGGAAGCAGAGGGCTTTTTTTATTAAATAATTAAAATGTTTAAGAAGTTATTCCTAGAAGCGCTTAAACGGCCTCAAAATCTATTAGCTAGTAGAAAGTTTAAAGGAAGTACAGGCATGGGCAGAAAAAAACAAAACCTTCTGCCACAAATGTATAAAACAGATCCTAACTATCCAGATAAGTTAGCTCGTCTCAAAAGTATGGATTCTGGATCTTTTTTATTAACTGGATCAGAAGTAGAGACTATTAAGTCTTTATATAATATAACTGACTTAGAACAGCGTATAACACGCAATTTAGGTAATACTGGTATTACCATTTTTATTAACGATAATAACTACTATATTAAAAAATAATGGGTGCCTTTTTAACAGAAAATATAGAGGCTGTAAAGTATTTTAGCGATGCTGAACAGACTATTCGTTTTAATTTAAAATCAAATACCGTAAGCGAAAGGGCTCAGACTTACAAACGCTGGTGGAAAGAACAAATACGTCTGTACGGCACTAAAATAGACTATTATGTTCGTAATTTTGCTTTGAGCGCTACAGATAAAGTATACGGAGAAAATACCCATCAAGGTTATCACCCTAAAGCTTCTTTTGTAATGCTAATGGACTTAACTGATGGTTCGTTAACTTATTCCCAATATGGGTTAGTATCTGATGATGAATTAACCGCCATAATAGATATAGAAACATATAAACAATCTTTATCTACATACTATGCCGACGCAGACAATACCGAACCAAACGCAGGAGACGTGTTTCAGTTAATAGAATATGGAGACGACCGCCCACGTGGGCGGAATGGGAAAATATTTGAAATAACTGAAAGACTAGATCAATCTATAAATGAAATAAATCAGCTTCAAGGCCATTATGTCTTTAGATTAAGAGCACGCAGAAACGATCATGCTTTCTTACCTGGTTTAGATCCGGAGTCTGGCTCTACACAAGTAACAGACACCTCAGGAGTTGGACCACTAACAGCGATTGAAACTGATTATATTAATGA